TGTGATCTAACTGAGCATTTTCGTTTTCCAAAGCTAGAACATCACCAACACCACCTTCTAGTTGTGCAGTAAAGACTGACTTTACTGAAGCACCGAATGTAGTTGAAACTATTCTAGGTAAACTAGATACTGTTTCAATGTTGGAAACGTCTACTGTTGGCAAACTTCCAGTTTCAGTTACTGGTCTTGAACGGCTAGAACCTCGATCAGTTCTTACCCTCCAACCAGCTGTGTTACCCCAGACCACTCTAGGGACGGCGTTGAAGAATCTGGTCTGGTTGTTTAGAGCCTGCCAGACTTTTCTACCGTATGTTGTGTTGAATATTCCTGTAGCAGTGTCAACTGTAAAGTAGGATTGTTTCTGTAGGTATTCAGGACCGAATACAGACTGATACAAACCTCGTTGAGACTGTGCCAGATATTCCGATAAACTTGGGTTAGCCATGTTTTTTATCTCCTATAGTTTGTTTTATTTATCCTAATAGCTCTCTAGGAATACCATCGGTGTTTCCAGAGTCTATTTGATGTTGCATTCTTCTTAATTCAGAATAAGAGAGTTCAGCAAGTTGAGCTGGTGTGTCCATAGTAGCTGCTTTTTGAATTGGTGTAGTACTATCTACTCCCAAACCATTCATTACTTTTGGAGCTTGTAATCCAGTTTCCTCTCTGAAACCCATTTTCCTTAGTCTGTCTTCGGACTCAGCTTGAACTGCTTTCTGCATACCAGCCTCTGTTTCAGCAATTTGCTTCTTCAAAGAGTCTAGTTGCTTCTGCATTTTGTCCATATCATCCTCGTCCTCGTCGTCCATTCCCTTCTCTTCTACAGGTTCATCTGATGCTTCGTCTTCATCATCACCCTTATACATTCCCTTCTTCTCTTCTTCTTCATCATCATCACCGTCTTTGTCGATGTCTTCTTCGTCATCGTCATTTATATCAGCGGCTTGAATTGTGTTTTGCTGATCTTCTATTTTTGAAGATATATTAGCAGCTGTTTCTGAGTCATCAGAATTTTGTGGGGTTCCCCCGGATGCTTTTGCCTTGCGTTCACCACCACTTGCGTCGGAACCAGCATAGCTGTCTCCTTCAGCGGTTTTCAGCATTGCAACAACTTCTGAAGCGACTGATTTCACGAGGTCTGATTGGGCTTTTGCCACTTCCTCCTCGTTTCTTTTTGCCTCTTCATCTTCCTCTTCCTTAGCCAATCTTAAGTCCATTTTTTGTAGGACCTCGGCTACAGCAGCAAGAGCAAGGTTGGTACCCTCCATCTGCTTCTCAATTTTGTCTGAGATTTCTGCCATAGTATTTTACCTCCTATGCCTTGTTTAGGTTGTTTCCATTTGCATAAAAGGTTGGTCTAAGCCACCTCCGACCTTTTTCGGAATGAAAATATAACGTTATAAATAAACGTTACTTCATTATACTATGAAAATCGAAAAATCCTACTAAGGGATATAAAAATATATTATAGATAATATAACTTATTCGGAATTAGGTACTCCTTTAGAGTCTAATTGAATCATTTCATTACGAAAATCATAAAGGGGAACCTGTAAAAGTTTCTTTAGTTTATCACATTGATTGCCTTCAGGTAGAGATGCCTCTACTAGGTCTAATATTTTCCCAACCATTTTAGAATGGCGTGCTATTATATATTCTTGTGTTTGTGTTATTTTGCTTATGTCCATGTTCTTTTCTCCTATGTGAAGGTAAATTTGGCTTCCAAATTAAACCCCATTGATTTTAGTAGCTTTTTATGTAATGGTGATAGTCCTCCCAGAACCTCACTCAACGCCCGATCTATCCAAGGATTTCCTTCACGAGCTTGATCTGTTGTATACCAACCTCTTGGGGAGCCCTCCCACTTAACAATTCGCTTTTTTCCAAAATTCCTTCCTCTTGGGTAGGATACAGGTCTCGAAGATTTACCTTTATATTCCCCACGACCAATTGGGTTTTTGTAAGTTCGGTCATGATCTTTAGGAGTTTGTATATAATCACTCTCTATTCCTGACCCATGATATACCTCTGATGCATAGGGGGCCGAATAGGATATTGTGAAATCTGTGGAGCTTACACTAACAGTCCCGGATTTCTTTAAGTTTCCAGACGATCCCTCCGGTGCTAATTCCTGTGCCTTGTCAAAAACCTGATTAGCAAACGCCGACAAAGTTATTTTAATTAGATTGTCGAAGGCTTTGTTCGATTGTTGTTTCTTCCTACGCATAAGTTATTATACTTGCTCAACAGATAAATCTGACCATTTTTCAGGAATTTTATCAATAAACTTTCTTTTAGAATTATCATATCTATTTAAATAAATAACATCTTTACCCACATACCCATACTGAGGATGCCAATATGTAACTAATTGTTTTGGCTTAGTTGCAGCATGAAGTCTTTGTAGTGCAAATTCATCTGGACCTTTCATAGTACCACAAATATGTAACTCTCCGGTTCCTATGTCTATCTCATCTATCCGATGGAAGTGACCAATCATTACACTATCAAACTCTATTTCTGAATCATCATCCATAGCATCTTCAATTTCTCTTTGTAATGCTTTCCTATATTGGAAGACACTCCTAAGTTTAGCTACAGCACCAGTAATTGAACCACTGCTTCCAGCACCTGAAATGGAGTCTCCATGCATTATAAGAACTACCTTATCATGTACTTTGAAAGTTGTTAGGAAACTTCTTGGAATATGAAATTTTAAATTATCTTGGTTATTGCAAAATGTGGCCACCCATTGATATAGCATGTAATCCCAATCCATATACTTATCTTTCATAGGCGGTTTTCTAGTCATTCTACCATGATTACCCACAACACAGGGAACTGTTATCTTTGTAAAATGTGGTGCGATGTACATCAATGCCTGACCAATAATACTAGCTCCCCTAATCATTTGTTCCATACAGTTAGCCATATTAGACCTAGCTAACTCTTCATGTATATCTCCACTAATCATATCTCCCAACATAGGAATAATTAATTCATCTATAGGAGCAATCTTTCTTCGATAAGCTGCGTGCTTAATTATTTGATTAGCCCATCCATACATACGTTTATTAAAGATATCTAAATTGTATTCATTTAGATTCCGCATCTGTTCTTTGTAAACCTGCTCCCCAACATGTGTGTCTGACAATGGGGCTACCATAATTTGTTTTTGATGACCGAAAGGAGTTTTATCTGAATTATGTAACTGTTTTAAAGGAACTGAGGGAAATGCTTTAGTATATTCTTGAATAGTTTGAATAATGAGTTCTTTTTTTGTGTTATCCTTTAAAGAAGCCCTATATAACTTCTTATAAAAGTTAGTCTCACTCTTATGGGTTTGAACCTTTTTATCTAGTTTGACTCTCTCTGCTAAATTATCTTCGGGATGTAAGACCTGCTCTTCGTTGGCTTCCCAAACTTCGCTGTCGTGCCAACGTTGTATTGTTGTCCGATGAACATCTGTCCCGTACTCTTCGTTCATCCACTTCACTATCGAAGTCCACGTTGCTCCCAACCCCCTTCTTCTTATTATCTCTAATTTTGCCTGCTCTGGAATCATAATTTCTCCTAATCTTTACTACTAATATTTTGCCGCACGTAAAGCACTGCAAATCTTTATCTTCATTGCTATACATAGATCCATTACACTTAGGACATAGTTTAGCATATAATACATTATTTTTCAAATTACTATTTGAAAGGCGTTTCTTCAGCCTCCTCCTCTAGTTCAGCGATTCTTCCCTTATTTTTATCTTTATAACCCCCTGTAACTAGTGGTCCTTTCTCAGGACCTGATCCATAAGCTAGTTGAACACTCAACCCTGCAGGAGCAACATCTCCAGCGTTCCCCTTCTCATCAGGCTTTTCATCTTTTATGTCCTCAGAATCATCCAGATTTCTGATCTTTTTTTCCATGTCTTTTTGTTCTATGTCAGCCTTATCATCAGGCTTTGAATCAAATTCAACGGGGTTCCGTAATCCATCTGTTTGTTTAGTTTGATCATTTATTCCTGTTGGGCTTGTTTGTTGTCTAAACTTCACATCATCTTTTTGAAGTTCTTTACGGACCCAATCTATTAGTTCTAAAGTAGCGGGAACCAAACTCTTTTGCATTTTTCTTTCCGGAGACTGATCGTTAAGAAAAGCCCCCAATCTCTCAATCCCAGTTTTCTTTTTCTTTTTCTTTTTTTTGCGTTCTGCCCGACTCCCATATGTGGGTGTGAATACACCCGTGTCCTGTGAAGTGAAGACAGTTCCACCCCCTTCTCCAAAACCCCCGCCATCACCCTCTTTACGAATGCTTTTGTTGGAATGACTTTTAGTTTGGTCCTTCTTTTTATAAGAGTCGTCTTGACCTCTAGGATTTGTAATCCATGATTTTGAGAATTTGAATTTAGAAAGTGGCATAATATTCTCCTAATACTTATTCTGCATCATCAGATATATTTATTACGTTTTCTGTAGGTTTAGTTGCTTTTGGTTTTTCTTGCTTATTTCTACTAAATCTTGTTGGATCACCGAACATGGCTTTCTCTACAGACGTAATACCATTGGGAGATAGTTGGGCTATATAATCTATATTTTTTTCTGAGAACCACATTTGACTTAAGTCCGGAGACACTTCTTTTATAAGTGGAGCCCCAAAACCTTTCTCGTTTAAAGATTCAATCCATGTTTTCGATAATGTTAATTCATTCTTATTCGCTCTAGCCTCGGCATACTCATCTATATCACGTTCTTCATCAGGGTGTTTATCAGACCAATCAGGTGTTACTCCACCGGTTCTTCCCTTGAATTTCCGCTGTGATGGTGGCTTGTAAGCTTTTTCCATGGCTTGTATACCTAGAGCTTCCACAGGATCCGCCTCAGCATCACCCTCTTCTCCTTCTACTTGTTCCATGGCTGCCTCTTGGGCTGCTTGTTCGGCTGCTTGTTCGGCTTCTTGTTGTTGTTGCTGCTCTTCCATTTCCACTTGTTTTTTCTGTTGTTCTAAGCCCATAAGCTGCTGTTCTCCCTGCATCTTGGCTGTAGGAACCGGTTCTCCACTAACTATAAATTCAGCTTCAAATAGTTCAACATCTTGTTCTTTTAATTTTACATCAAACCCTAATCCAGCAAATTGATTAACAATAGCAATTTTTTGTTGTGCAAAGGACAGTCTAGTATTCTCTGCTTTCTCTTCTGGTTGCGGAAGCTTTATTTCATAATCAGTAATTCCAAATGCGTCTAATAATTGAGGAAACACCTTCTCATGAAATAACCTTTGGTCTCCTTCAACTACACGACTCATAACAACTAATTGTTGAGTTTGTTGTGACATTCCACCGAAAGCTTCAGGAGCCCCCTGCCACGCTGGGGTAACACCCCACATAGCTGCGACTCTTTCTCTAATTTCGTCTCTAATTGGAAGATAGTCCATTTCTTGAAGTGTATGAAATAGTCTTACCATGTCTACTCTCCCTCTTTGGTTACGTGCTGATACAGCAACCATGGGGATATAGTTGGGATCCATTCGTGTTTGGGCTGCAATATGCTCTCGTTCTCTACGTAAACTTTCTGGATCATCCGTAGTGACAAGTAACATACTTGCAGGCATTTTTCTTTCAAAGAAATATCGATATAAATTCTTATCCATACCCACTAAGGTTAAAGCCTTTTCAAATATAGTAAGAATGGGTGACCATCCATATGTTTCTGAAGGAGCAAATTTAGATAGGTGTATAATTTCCCCATCAGTAAAATACATGTGTTGAGTTCTGTGATAATACTTATACATTGCCGCATGTAGCTTAATATTACAATCATCTCGTTCACAAGTTCCAGCAGCTTCTTGTATTACCTCTCTATGAATTGGGCAAATAAAATGGGAGTTTTTAGGTAAGCCCGCTTGATCTAAGTCAAACTCAATCAAGGCGGGGTTCAAACGCCTAATTTCCAGCATTTTAGATCTAACTTGTCCATCCCCCATGTCTTTATATTCTTTTGCTAAATATAAAAACCCATCATCAAGACTGTTTACATCAAAGTGGAATTGCCTCAAGACTTCTTCCATACTCTGATCAAATACATTACAATCTTTCAACCATTTAGTTATGGTTTTTCGTTGTTCCACATCAGGGTTTTCTATTTTAGGGACAATTTCCAACCCTCTTCTAAATACTTCACCAGTTATATGATTTAAAGGTCCTCGTATTTCCTCAACAGATAAGCATACTGTTTGTAAATCTTGTACTAACTGCTGCCTGTACGCCATTTGATGACGTACCCATGTGTTAACTACATGGTCTAACCCCACAGTAGGAGCAGACCCGGTGTCCCCAGCAGACTTCATTATATCCAGTAAACTTATTTGCTTATTCAAATCAGCCATTTGTTGCTGCATTTGAGGAACTTGAGGTATATATTCAGATAATTTCATTCTTAATCCCTACTTAGTTTAGTCATATCCTGCATGGATACTAACTTTAATATATTATCCATAGCTTTTTCTTTTAACTCATAATCTTCTGAATGGGTGACATCTCTAGTAATTTCAGATTTTTCTTCTTTTAATTTCAATATTTCCTCATTCAAGGATTGTATCTCTTGGTCTCTGTCTAATATTGTAGCTTCAAGTTCAGCTTCTCCAGTTCCAAAGGTTGCATTTTCCAAAACCCCCAAACTACCGGCTTCCTTTATTAGGGCAATAAATTGACCCTCAGATAAAGCTACTACTGCTGGGCTATCATCAGGAATCTCATCATCGGCAGTTAGCATCTTTAAGTCTGCGTGCCAAGTATCTAATATTCTCCATGTATGCTTATCATCTTTGTTAGCTACATACTGTTGACCACTCTCATTCATCATGTTTCCTAATACCATAGGGCTCTCCTAAATCTTTTCTATCTTTATATTATACTACTTTTTTTGTATTTATCGTCTTCCCGTTAGTTCACTACGAAGTTGATTGTTCTGGTTCACATATTTTTCTTGCAAATCTGTATACAATAGTGTTAGTTTATCCACTTTGGCAGCCAGACCATTTAGAGTTTCTTGCAGTTCTTCCTGACCAGATAATACTTCTGCAATACCTTTCATTTCCTCTTGATGGTTATAATAGGTATTGTCAAATTTGTCTCGTTGTTCGTTATCCACTTTAAACCTCCTATGAGATCAGACAGGCACTATATCCACACGATTTACAAGTTTCGCACCCGGACTCAAACACCATGTTTTGATTATCACAACAATTGTGTAGTGGTACGATATAATTTTCTTTTTCCCCCAATATACTATCCTCCAATTCAAACCCATCTAACTTAAGTTGTTTGGTTCGTTCGTTATTCCCTTTTACTAAAACTTCCTTCTCCCTACTACCAGCCCGATAGACTGTAATTCCCTTACATCCTTCTTTCCATGCCAGAATATAAGTTTTCTCTATATCTTCTTGTGTAGCTTTATTGGCGAAATTAATCGTTTTAGATATACCCGAATCTACAGATTTTTGAAAGGCTGATTGCATTAGTACATGGTCTTCAGGGGATATTTCCGGTGCCGTGACATAGACTGCCTTAACCCAATCTGGAACTTCTGGCACGGTGGCTAAGACACCCCCATTTGCTAGATAGTCCATTAAATCCTCTGAATAAAACCCATACTTTTTAGCATCAGCTTCAAAATATTTATTTATGTAGTTCAAGGTTTTACCTTCTAATATATTTTGTTTTTTCCAAGCTAACGCAAATGTGGGTTCAATTCCACTAGATGTATCAGCTATCATTGATATTGTTCCTGTTGGAGCAACCGTTAGCCTACAATGATTTCTGTATTGTTCGGCTTCTTTATCGTAGTTACTGCTATCCCAAGCAGGAAAGGTTCCCCTAATTTTTGCTAGTTTTTTTGATTCATCATCTGCCCACGTTCTAATTAACACCATAATTTCAGATCCAGCTTCTCTGGCGATGGCTGAATTGTAAGGTATTTGCATTTGTATAAGTAGATCAGAAAATCCCATAATACCTAAACCAATCTTTCTAGTTGCTTTAGTCATTTGCTCAATCTCTGGGGTTGCATATTTATTAGCATCAATAACGTTATCTAAGAAATGTACTGATGTTCGTGTAACCCATTCTAATCTAGCCCAATCAATTTTTTCTTGCCACCCATAAATAGAATCAGTGGATTGTTTATAAAACTTAGATAAATTAATAGAACCTAAATTGCAGGATTCATTCCCTAATAGTGGTTGTTCACCGCAGGGGTTTGTAGCAATCATTTCCCCATATTGTTCTATAACATGATTATCTTTATTTACGTTATCTAAAAAGATCATTCCCGGTTCGCCGTTAAGCCACGCCCCCTCTACGATTTTCTCAAATACTTCTCGTGCGTTTAATTGACCAACCACTTTGTTATTACTAGGATCAATTAAATTATAATTCATATCATTTTCAACTGCTTTCATAAAATTAGAATCAACACCCACTGAAATATTAAAATTATGTATATCTCCTTCAATGGATTTACATGATATAAACTCTAGTATATCTGGGTGATATATTGACATAACAGCCATATTGGCTCCATCTCTTTTTCCACCTTGTGTTATCATCGAAGATACCCTTGATAGAGTTTTTAAAACTTCAATTGGACCACAGGCAATTCCATGTGTTGATTTTATTGCAGTTCCTTTAGGTCGTATTTTGGAAAGGGCAAATCCTGTACCCCCACCAAACTTTTGAACCATAGCAGTATCAGTTGCTGCCTTCATAATAGCTTCCATACTATCTTCTAATGGAAGTACAAAGCAAGCAGATAGAGTTCCTTGTTCTGTTCCTGCATTCATTAATGTTGGAGAATTTGGTATAAATTCTAAATGACTCATAATAGTATAAAAGTCAGACTCAGTCATTTTTTGCTCAACGGGTAAAATCATATAATTCCCATCAATTTTAGCCACAGCTTTGGCTACTCTTTTGAATAGTTGGGTCGGGGTTTCTATAACTTTATTGTCGGTATCTTTTAAAAGATATCTATGTTTTAATATAATATCAGCCTGTTCTGATACTTCTGAGGAATCCTCTTGATCTGGGGTTATTCTATCTCTTATTATCATTCTATTATTTCTCCTTATATCGCGTTATTGCCTGTGACCACAATACAAACATAGCCCTCGTTCGGGAACCCAAAAAGACTCATTACAAACGGTTTCCTTACACTGAGGATTGGGAGCAGCCTGAGCTCGCTCTACCTCATTTACCGGCTCCATTTGTAGTGGGTTGGGCTTTGAATTATCTTGTATTAAGCCACTCTGTTCATCCTGCTGCTGTCTTCTGCTCTCAGGGGTCTCACCCGGACTAATGGCATTAAACCAATCGTTCGCACTTCCCAAATCTACAAACTTATATGCTGTGTCATGAACAGCTTGTAAAGCCATGGCAATCGAGAAAAATGCGTCCCCATGTCCCATTGGTGTGTTGGGTGCTTTTAATTCATTGCTTACAGACAAAATTTGCTGCTTCTGTCTCTCGTCTTTGATTAACTTTATTTTACCAGCATGGACGAAATTTTCAAAGACTTGTGCCATAGTATTTTTACTTTTTACCGTGAAATGCATTGACCTCCATCTAGTGTCTAATCCTCGATCTTCTAATTCCCCTCTTGTGTTATCTATATAACCTGAATTTAAGTCAAAATTCTCAGCCACTTCATTTAAATATTCAATCTGATTAGAGTAAGACCAGCCCTCTAAAAAGGACTGATGTATCTGCTCAATATACTCACCACGTTTTCTAAAGAGAACTAAGTGAGAAGGGTGTCGTTTTTTACCCACATCAAAGCCACCAAAGATTTCATCCCCAGTTTCCCAACCAGTATATTTTTTAGTGGCTGGGGCTGATCGAAGAGTGGCATCTTCACACTTGGTTATATCTTCATTATCAAAATAAGATTCTGTAGCGAAATGTGGAACCAACATAAACTCTGATGCAAAGGACTTAGGTCTAGCTTTCTGTTGAGCCAATAAATAATCTTCTGTATATAATTCTGGCATCAATACTCTTCTGGAAGGGGTCGGATCTAAGGCTGGTAAAACCCTAGACTTAAATCTTGGATCATCTTGTAACTTGGCTAATAAATCCCCCGGCATCATGGGGGTCCCTACTACAATAACAGGAACTCCCTTCAAAGGTATGAATAAACTTTCTGTCATGAAATGATCTTCAACCTTCGTTATTTGACCCATATTTAATGGGTTCTCTGGATCTCTTAATACGTCATCAGCAACCAAGGCACCATTTACATGCATTCCTCTTTTGAAAGAAAACAAACCACCATGCATAATTTCCATAGGTTGATTGTTTTTATAGAACCTCGCCGAATAATCTGCTTTGGGATTCCTGTTAACCAACAATTCCGTAATAACTGGATTCCTGCTAACAACCTTATTTATCTCCGCAATATGGTATCTAGCCATACCATCACTATAAGATAAATAAAGAACAGACATATCTCTAGGAGCCTTCAACAATCTCCAAACACTAAAGGCGTGACCTAATATAGTAGATTTGAAATGTCCCCTTGGAAGCACGGCAACATAGTTCATACCGGTTTCAACACATTCTTCAATGTCTTCCGCTAACAATCCTACGTGCCAAGCTTTAAAGTATTCTGGGTTATCATAACCCAAAGACCAAATATTTTCTACAAATTCTCTAAAGGACCCCACATTGTAATTCTTTTGATCTATGAGACCCTTAGAAAGTACATCAAAGGCATTACCCACACTAATAATATCTTTCGCCATGTTTATATATCTCTATGTTTTTGTTCTATTGACTTTAATTTAATACCAACTCTTCTTAATACATCAGCATCTGAAATTTCTTCAATTAATACTCCCATAATATCTTGGACAAATTCCATGTTTATCATGCCTTGTAATACTTCACGTTGTCCTTTTATACCTATATCAGCCGCTCTGGCGGCATCTAAGGCTCTGTCAAACGTAAGTCCCTCTAAATCATCAGTTGCTTGGGAAGCGATTTTTGAATAACTATCTAGTTGATCTGATTGTAATCTGGCAAATCTTTGCCCCTCAGTTTCAGCGATCTTTTGTTGTTGATCAGAGATAGCCACTGCTTTTTTAGCTCCCCATCCTTCTTTTTTTGCCCATGCATATATAGTGGGTGGACTAACAACCACCCCATTAATAGACAACTCCTCAGCAATTTGTCGGGCAGTTTTATCCCCCCTCACAAACATTCGCATAGCTTTTAATTTTATTTCTTCTGGTATATGTTTTGGCATCTTATTCGTATATACTGTTGCTATCTAATCCTCCGTATCCATCATCAGATACGTGTTGTGAATCTATGTTACCTCCTAATGGACTACCATCAGAATTTAGAAATTGGGAAAAATCCCAATACCCTGTTTTATTTGAAGCTCCATTAAAACAAGTTGGTACTTTTACTTTAGACCCTCCGGGCATTTTTAGTTCATTATATTGTACGGCTATCTCACCTCTTGTACAAACCC